TTTTCCCTTTAGGGATTCTAGACGAGGTGACTACTTAGAACTTACCGAGCTACAGTCTCAAGAGATTAAGGCCGATTTAATACATTTATTATTAACAAGAAAAGGTTCTCGATATTTCTTACCTCAGTTTGGAACAAGACTTTATGAGTTTCTATTTGAACCATTTGACGGACTTACATTTAATGCCATTGAATCTGACATAAGAGATGCTATTGAAACATTCATGCCAAATTTATTGGTTAATAGTTTAAGTATTACTCCTGCAGACGCCCAAGAAGAAGTTGACATTGCAACAGGTCAAAATCTTTTAGGTACAAGTGAATCATCCGTATACCGATTCCCTGGTAAGGGTACGTCAGAATATACTGCAAAAATAAGATTAGATTATTCAACCAATGGTTCTACATTTGGTCAGAGTGATTTCGTGATTATCAATATTTAATATAAATGGCAAATAACAGAATATCGTACGCAACCAGAGACTATCAGTCAATTAGAACTGAACTCTTAAATTATACTAGAACGTATTACCCTGATTTAATTCAAGACTTTAATGATGCTTCGGTATTTTCTGTTTTCATTGATTTAAATGCTGCAATTGCAGATAACTTACACTACAACATTGATAGAAGTGTTCAAGAGACTGTATTACAGTATGCACAACAAAGGTCATCAATTTATAATATTGCCAGAACTTACGGGTTAAAATTACCAGGTCAAAGACCATCAGTCTCGTTAGTTGATTTCTCAGTTACAGTTCCAGCATTTGGGGATAAAGAAGATGAAAGATATTTGGGAACACTACAAAGAGGTTCTCAAGTTGTGGGGGCTGGTATTGTATTTGAAAATGTTTATGACATTGATTTTGCGTCACCATACAATGCTCAAGGTTTCCCAAATAGAATTAAAATACCAAACTTTAATTCTAATAACGTGTTGGTTAACTACACAATTACAAAAAGAGAAATTGTTGTAAATGGTATCACAAAAGTATTCAAGAGAGTTATTGAAGCAAATGATGTTAAACCATTCTTTGAGTTGTTTTTACCTGAAAAAAATGTGTTAGGTATAACAAGTGTTTTATTAAAGAATGGAACTCAATATACTAACATACCAACCACTGCAGAATTTTTAGGGGCTGAAAATAGGTGGTATGAAGTAGATGCTTTAGCTGAAGATAGAGTCTTTATTGAAGACCCAACAAAAGTATCTGACCAACCTGGTATTAAGGTAGGTAGGTATATTCAAACAATTTTTCATTAGGTTCTACATTAACACCTAATTCTACTTTGTTTATACAATATAGAGTTGGTGGTGGATTAGCAACAAACTTAGGTACGAATGTTATTAATCAGATTGGTACAGTTTCATTCTTTGTTAATGGTCCATCTGAAACAACAAACTCTGCAGTAATCAACTCATTACGATGTGTTAACGTAACTGCGGCAGTTGGTGGAGCGGGTATACCATCATTAGAAGAAATTAGAAACTATGTATCGTTTAACTTCGCAGCTCAAAAGAGAGCGGTTACGGTGCAGGATTATGAATCAATTATTAGAAACATGCCAGCTCAGTTTGGGGCACCTGCCAAAGTTTCAATTACAGAAAACGACAACAAAATTTTAATTCAAATTTTATCATACGATACATCAGGTAAATTAACAAATATTGTTTCAAATACTTTGAGACAAAATATTGCCAACTACCTATCAAATTATCGTATGATGAATGACTACATATCGATATTCAGTGCTGAGGTTATTGACTTGAGTGTTGATGTCTCAATTGTTTTGGATTCGGCTCAAAACTCAGGACAGGTTATTTCAAGTGTGATTGATAAAGTTTCTGCATACTTTAACCCACAAACAAGACAGTTAGGTCAGAATGTATATCTGTCAGAGATAAGAAGTATTATTCAAAATACTAATGGAGTATTAACCGTTGCGGGATTAGAAGTTTTTAATGAAGTTGGAGGACAATACTCTTCAGCGGAAACTTCAATGGAGTATGCCGACCCTGAATTGAAATTAATTGCAACTGTTGACGATACAATATTTGCACAACCATCACAAGTTTATCAAATCAGATATCCTGGTAAAGACATCAGAGTGTCAGTTAAGAACTTCCAATCAATTACTTTCTCTTAACAAGTTTATTTATTTTTTCTTTAAGTTATTATTTAATTGTGTGCGTAAACTTTAAAAATACCACATAAACTATTTATTAACTAAAGAGATTAATGGGTCAATCATATAGAATAAGAACCGAGTTAGGTATCACTAAAACAATTAATGTACAGTTAGACCAAGAGTTTGAACAACTAGAGATTCTATCTTTAAAAATTCAACAGGAGGATGTTTATAATAGAAACTGTGCGGATTATGGTGTTCTTGTTGGTAGAGTTACTGCTAACAACGGATTTGGTTTACCAAACGCTAGAGTTTCTATTTTTATACCAATCTTACCTATTGATGAATCCAACCCAATAATTTCAAGTATCTATCCATATAAATCACCCGAAGATAAAAATGAAGATGGATATAGATATAATCTATTACCTTACGAAAAATCTTATTCTGTTCATGCGGCAACAGGAACATTACCATCAAGATTAGATTCTTTAACAGGTTCAACCGTTGTAGAAATTTTCGATAAATATTATAAGTTTACCGCTAAAACAAATGATAGTGGTGATTACATGATTATGGGGGTTCCATTAGGTAACCAAACTATAGTTATGGATGTTGATTTATCTGATATAGGTGAGTTCTCATTAACACCTCAAGATTTAATTAGAATGGGGCTAGCCACCGATGCTCAAGTTGCTGGTAACACATTTAGAAGTTCAAATGATTTAAATTCTTTACCACAGATAATCAATTTAGTGAAGACTGTTGAGGTATCTCCATTATGGGGAGACCCTACTATTTGTGATATTGCAATAAATCGAGTGGATTTTGATTTACGTGACGAAGCAAATATCGACATACAACCAACTTCGGTATTTATGGGTTCAATATATTCTACTGCGGATAGTTTTAGGATTAGGAAAAATGCCAAACCCAAAGATAATATGGGTAATTTATGTGCTTTAGAAGCAGGACCTGGTCAAATATTGGCAATTAGACAAACAATAGACCAAGATATTAATGGATATCCTATTTTAGAACAATATGTTTTTGAACAAAATGGAAATATTATAGATGGTGATGGAGTTTGGCTCACAGAATTACCAATGAATTTAGACTATTATATAACCGATGAATTCGGTAATAAAATATTATCTAACGACCCAACAATTGGAATTCCAACAAAAGGAAAATATAGGTTTAAAATTAAATGGACCCAATCTACTCAGTTGACTGAACAAACAAGAAGACCTTACTTTTTAGTTCCGAATGTTAGAGAGTATGGATGGTTAACTGTAGGTTCAGACCCAAATTTCTCATCTTCACAAACGGCTAAAACACGATTAGCTGGTTCGTATTATTTTGGTTTAGATTGGTCAGGATATACTAATATTGATGCTGCAGTAAATTGCGAAGATACGTATTATCAGTTTGAGTACAACCGAGTATATACTGTTTCAGGATTAATAGATGAGTTTAAAAATGGTTCAAGAGGTAGATTTATCGGAATTAAAGAAATTGATGACAACTCTTGTGAAAATAATATTAATAAATTTCCTGTTAATGAAGGATTCAGAAACTTTGATTTAATATATTTTATATTTTCCATATTATTTTTGATTGTACAATACATAGGGATACCATTATTGGTGGTATATCACGTTATATCATATTTCAGAAAACAAGTTGCAGAAAAATCTATATTAAAGTTGTATTTTCCAAAAATTGCTGAACTTACACAAGTTAAGCCAATTAAATTGCCCATGATAACTTATCCTGAATGTCAAGCTTGTGATTGCGGCACATCGTCTACACCACCTAATAACACAACACCTGTATTTATTCCTGACGCTGGAGTACTTACCCAAGTTTCAAATTCTGAGTTATATCTTACAAAGTTAGGTGAAGAATTTCCAAACAATGCTTATGTTGATACTATGGCTTTAGCAATGGCAACTAATAGTTTAACTCCAAGTAATCCTTTACTATTTAAAACCCCTAAAGGTACAAATATATTATATTCTTCAATTCAAAAACAAACATTACCAATTGGAGAACGAATTAATATTTTTAATTTAAGAAATAAATATTTTGAAAATATTAATAAAATAAAAGTGACATTTGCATCTGATGTAAATTTAAATTATCATTATG